GATGGACAGACAGCGTAAATTAGTCGGTGCAGGGAAACAGAATTGTGGTGCGTTTCTACTTCTCGATGATTGTATGTACGACAATAAGTTTATGCGGGATACGTGTATTCGCCAATGTTTCATGAATGGTCGTCACTGGAAAATATTTTTTATGTTGACCATGCAATACTGTATGGATTTACCCCCAGCACTTCGCGCCAATGTCGATTACGTATTCATTTTACGTGAAAATATCATACAAAATCGTGAAAAGTTATACAAATCATTCTTCGGTATTTTTCCAAATTTCGATATGTTCAACAAGGTTATGGATGCGTGTACAGAAAACTATGAATGTATCGTTCTCGATAACACGTCCAAGAGTAACAGGATCGAGGATTGTGTTTTCTGGTACAAGGCAAAGTTGCGAACGAATTTCAGGGTGGGTGCACCAGAATTCTGGCAGGCGCATAAAAAGATGTTTAATCCCAAAGGAGGTGGTAAGAATTTGAAAGATGCTAAAAAAACAACCGCCTTAAAGATTACGAAACAAAGATAGATAGATGTCCTATTCTTCCCCGGAGTGTACATTCAAGTATCGTGTTTCTTCTCTCGAAAAGGTTGTAGATGGAGACACGATTGATGTCAACATTGATCTCGGTTTCGACGTTTGCACGAAGCAACGCGTACGTCTTCTGGGCATCGATACCCCTGAATCTCGCACTTCAGACGCGGAAGAAAAGAAGTTTGGCCTGCTCTCGAAGAAGAAGCTCAAGGAATGGTGTATGAAGGCGGTCGCTTCTGATAAGGATGATATCGAAATTGAACTTCGATGCCCCGAAGCTGATTCCCGTGGAAAGTTTGGTCGAGTTCTCGCAGAGGTGTGGGTATGTGAGGATGGAGAATGGACCAATGTTAACAAGTGGATGTGCGATAATGGTTACGCCGTGCCGTATGCTGCACAGAACAAGTCCGAAGTTGAGGCACTTCATATGGCGAACAGGGTTCGTGTCAGAGATCAATTATAAATTCAATTAAACGATAAACTATTGAGATAGTAAATATGTCGACACTTACAAATTTACTATCTTACCCGGTCGTGTCGCTGAGAAAGAGGTTTGGGAGAAATAATAGGGCATTCGTGGATAACACCACACCGCCTTCTGAGATTGTACCGGAGTGTAAGTACGGGGAATACTGTATAAAATCCGAAGTGACGGCTCGAGATGTTAAGGGTGATATTGATCAGACATTCATCGGATACAGTGGTGATATGAACATCACCGTAAAGACTAGATATGCATGTGAGCGCTATAAAAATAGAAACACGACATGCGATGATCCGACTATGGTCATAAAGGGTGGTGACTGTAAAGAGGTTATATTAGTAAAAAACCGTGTCGGTATGATTCGAGAAATATCGAGTATTTAGTTGATTTCTCCGGGTACGAACTCGTGCTTATGAACCCATAAATTACAAATCCACTTCTCACCTGAATGTACGGTTGTCCCCGCATGTAAAGCGTCATCGGTGAACATGTCCCAATCATTTAATGTATTAAAAACGAGTACATCTCCTCGATTCAACCTGTACTTCTTTTTAATTGTAGGGAAAACAGTCTCACCTCCCTCATATTCCTCATTTAATCCAATGATGCATGTGTACATTCTGTAGTTTTTTTCCAAGTGCTTTTCGAATGTATCCTGATGTTCTGTGTAAAAGCCACCAGGTTTGTATTTCAAAACTTGTAAATGTTCACAGTTTTTGGATGGTCTATCAGTAAAAGACGAACACTTATCGATGACTTGTTTGACAACTTTATCACTCTTCGGATCTAACCAAGCAGTTTTACTTTTACGTATGGACTGGTCTACCTCGCGATCCTCTGAAACTGTCGAAGGTTCGAGTTTGGTGGAAGCGAGGTTTATGATATGATCACACACTCTCGGTGTAAACACATTTCTGTACACGCGGGGTTGGTGATACCTCGGTCTATATAATACACACAATACTACGATTGCTATTATGACGAGTAATGATCTCCTCATTTGATATTAGATTACAAAATATTATAAGGCAAACGCGATGTGTATCGACGCCGTATGTCTCGTATGACATCATTCGTGTACGTCTTGAGATCCTGTATCTCACCTTGTATATCGGTCAGTGTACTCGGGTCTAATATAAATCTTCGTAGCGCGTCACTGACTGTATCTATGAACATCCGGTATATGTCCCGTACATCTCTCACTTTGTCATTCGCCTTTTCGCGTTTTTGGAGTTCGTGTTTGAACTTCTCAACCGATATTTCACCCAATAAATATTTGATTCGAAGATGGTGATGGTCCTCGTATATGTACCCAAATCTAAGTACGAGTTCTCTTTGTATTCTCGTCAATTCCAAATGAACGTCAAGCAATTCGGGTGGTGCTCTATTTCGCTTTAGTTCCTGGTATGTCGGACAACCACCACACGGAATATCCGAATATTCCCGTGTTTTGTTGAAGAATTGGACATAATGTGGGTTATGTATACGTCCAGTCTCTATCAGTCCGGAACGCCAGTCAAACGCTACATGACACTGTGTACACCACATCTGGGAACATCCATCTAACTTATGTATAGGTACGTTACATTTGGGACATGGTTTCGTATCACGATTCAATAATTTGACAGTTTTGACGAGGTCTCGGTCGCACGTGTGACCGGTCGACTTCTCTTCGTGACACGATTCACAAAACTCTTTTTTACATATACCACATACCCAGTCATCAAATAGGAAACCTCGACATTCACCCGTAGGGCATTTAATATTGAAGACGGTAACATTTTGTGGAACTTTTGTAGTGTTTATATGTCTCAACCTGTCTGCGACACGTATGAGAGTCATTCGCAGCGTTTCAATCATGACTTCCTTTGCGCGTTCTTCGAACCTATCTGAAAATGTGACACGTCGTAATATTTCGGCTATAAACACGAACGTAGTCTGTAAGGATCTGAATTCCAAGATTTGTGTCACGTAGGGTTGTGTATCCGGCAGCCTCGCAGACTCTTTTTCGAATAATATACGCTCCCTGTGCTTCTTATATTCCACGTTCCTGAAACGTTTCGTACAGAACGAGTCCACGAACATTCTGTTAAATTCATGCCTACATTTCATGCAATGCGGCTCGTTTGCGGTGGATAACATATACGTCTGACAACATGTCCTACAACATTCATATTCACAAAACGGACACGAAACAATTCTGTTTGATGATTTGACACAAACTTGACATATGTCCATATGTAGTATTCGTATGTCACCTTTAAATATGAAAAGAGCCTAAGTCATGTGATAATGATTTGAGTATGTATGTTTTGTAGAAATGGATGTTTGTCCGGTGTGTTACGACCGCAATGCCAAGTGTACATTTATATGTAAGCACGCATTTTGTTACGAGTGTGTACAGAAATGGTACGAAGGTGGCGCCAACTCATGTCCTATGTGTCGACGATCCATGTGCTTCAAAGGTATTACGCATAGTAAAAGTAGATGGGAAGAACAACGAAAATTCACTTTGTTTGCAAATCTCGTAGAGGAGATTTTCGAAGATTTACATGATACAGACGACATTGTATTTTTCACAGAGTGTTTACGTATCATACAGGAAAGGTTTAATTACATGATGTCTAAATACTCCGACACAGACTTGGACTTATTTGAATGGGTTCTTCGCATGACGTGGTTTAGTGTGGATTTCATCATGAACGAATCGAGACGGCGTTTTCACGAAAGTCCAACGTTTACAAAGTATTTACTTGTGAGTGATACCGTGTATGGTGTAAAGAATACACGACATACTCATACAAATAAAAAATGGATGAAGACCCAATTAGAGCGATAATGACACTCCCCCCTCGATCTTAATCCCGTCAGTGATTATACCGTCTATGTCAAACTTGCGAATATGCTCCAGGTCTTTGTCCGTTTTATGTGTATACGTGTATACGGGTAAGCATAAACGTTTACAATATGAAATGAAATCGTGATCTAAGCACGTCCAATGGATGATTACCGCTGACAATCCTCTTAAAATGTGGTCATATTCCGTGTGATGAAATCGACATTCGAACGTAGACCCCTTTTTAAAATATGGAGGGAGTGTATAAAGTAGTTTACGATTAAAGCTACACATTGTCACGTTTCTCGCAGGCCTGTTTTTATAAAAATTCATTAAAGAGTCTACCAACGCTACATCATCACCTTTCATGTCCAATAAAAGTAGTACATCCTTTATATACGGCATACGGTCGTATACTTCGTGTAATGTGCATATACCCCGGGGTTTCAGATCCTCGTATGACATATCTTTTATAAAACCGTCTTCGAGATATATGTCATGCGCCAATACAATTTCGCCCGTTTTACATAATTGAACATCTATCTCGATACCATGGTATCCACATTGTATGGCGTCGTGTATAGACTCTACCGTATTTTGTTTATACTTGGAACCCAACCCTCGATGCGCTATATATTTCATACTATTGTAACCTAAGTAAAAAAACGTAACGCGAAAAAGATATGGTGTGGTGATGAAATATTGTCTGGTCACGTGCTATATGTCGAAGGGGCCGGCGATTATCAGTGACAGTATATGTTGCGCTGAACGGAAGATGATACGCCGACTCTATAGAGAATACATGAAGAGGGGGCACAAACCACACAACTTCACAAACTGGTTACATAGAAAATATGGTGAGATGGTCGTCGAAAGAAAAACGATATACGGTGACGGAATATCCATGCCATGTGTTCTGTGTCGTAAAGCTATCGAAAAGCGTGAAATAAAGTGGACTGCATTTGATGGAGAGCGTTGGGTTCATAGTGTAAAAACGGATAGACTTCCGGATTCTGTACCCACGCACAAACAAAAACGTGTGTTAGGGTTCTCGCGCGCAACCTAAGTCGTTGTTATTTTTACTTTTTTAATAAGATGAACATTTTCTTTTTATCACTCATACCCCGTGAAATCGCCGAACTGTCGTGTGACCAGCATGTAGTCAAAATCCAACTCGAAATATGTCAAATGCTCTACACGGCGTGGTTTTATTCTGGTGAAGAGGCTTACGTTTCAGAGCACGCACCCTTCACGAAAGATGGCTCCAGACGCGGATACAAACCGGCGCATAAGAAACACCCCATGACGATGTGGATCGCATCCAGTCTTGAGAATTACATGTACGCGTGTGATATCGGTATCGCCCTCACGGATGAGTATACCCGTCGATATGGTAAGACCCATACATGTGCCCAACATCTCCGATGGTTGAAAGAAAATGTGCCTTCACATTTTGAAGAGCGGCGAAGTGAAACGGCGTATTATTCGAGTGAGGGCATTCCTGAGTGTATGCCTGATGCGTACAGGTGCCCGAGTGTCATTGAGGCGTATAAAAAATATTATACGACTGAGAAATCGCAATTTGCGAGATACAAATTGGGGTTTCCAGAATTCATGTCTTTAAACGTCAAGGTTACGTAACTTCTTGAGCTCATTGTTAGTCGTGGTCATTTTCCTCATGAAGTCGTTTATGTAGATTCGCTCTGTGTTGGTGACCTTGGCGACGGACCTCGACGCGCGCCTGGAATTGATCTCCGATTGTACAGCTTTCATTTTTGAAATCGCCTTGTTGAGGTTTTTGATAGTCTTTTCGACTACGGGAGAGCGTCGCACTACTTTAGGTGTAGCGGGTACGCGAGTACCGGGTTTGAGTTTTTTCACCTGCTTTGCATGATTTTTCTTCAGCTTTTTCATGAGAGCACTGGTTGTCATTTACTATATCATAACATTAAAAAGTGTAAGAAGGTATCTATATCTCCCTGATCTATGAGTTGTTTGTAATATAATTCAGTCTTGTTTAAGAGTAGAGGATTGATCTTAGCTTCCATAAAAACGCGGGAAATAGTAACATTTATCGAATCAAAATATATTAATATTTTCACCATTATATCCGAATCTATATGATCGACACAATATTTGAATTTTCCAGATGAAAATACCGTACGTGTATCCCCTATAGTGAGTAATTGTTTTGATATAAATGACTCTACTATGTCATGTGTATCAAGTGTGAATGGTTCCCGTTGATATATAACGTCTATGCCACTCGATATTTTTTTCAAAAAAACGCGTTTACTCGAATCGATTAGCATCTTAATGAAAACTCATAAAAAATTTCACACTCTCATCTTAGCCAACCGTCTTCTGGCCTCGGCATCTACTTGTTTAGGTGACAGTTTACGATCTTTGCCAATTTCCTTTTTCAACTTTTTTAACATGTTTAGGTTTCCACCAGATTTGTATCTCCGCTCCTGCCGGGAAACCGGTGCCTGAGCGAGCGCATTCCTGGCCAATTTCGCCTTTGCGGAGTTGGCCGCTCTTTCAGCCGCTTTACGAACGGCCGCTTTGTTGATCATGAGGCTCGCGGCGGCGGTCGCTTTTTCTCCTCTGTTTCGGTTCATGTCAGCTTTCTGTTTACGAGCTAACTCTACCCTATTGGCGCCGGTCGCCTTCTCCAATTTAGCCCTATTGTTTGCAATCTTGGCAGCGGCTTTAACAGCGTTCGTGAGCTTCTTCGCCTTATTTTTCTGGATCGCAGCCCTGAACGAAGGTTTGGGTGATGTTTCACTTAACGGATTGTTTCTCATGACACCACCCATCGCCTTGGCATTTTCGTACGATTTATTCTTTACCCGACCGATCGCATTGGCTACGAGTGACCTGGAAGCGTTGGCGATCTTCCGATCATTAACTTGTTTATTCGCCGACGCTCGAATCATATCGAGGTTTGCACCCGGTTTGTTCATTTGCTTGACATATCTACTCTTATTTTCGGCAGGAATATTCAACCCCGTGATATATTTGGAAATTTCCTTCTTTTTGGCATTTCGCGCCAGATCATCCAATTGTTGCTCAAAGATCTTACGTCTCTGATTCACATTATTATCGAGTTGCATAACCTTCGCACGGTGACCAGCCTTCTTAATGGGTCCGATCACACTTCTTTGAATTTCGTCACGCAATTTAATCTTGTCGTTCAATTTCTTTTCCAAGTTTGTCGCTGCATTCACAGTCGTAATACCCTTTATGACTGGATCCCATTTTCCAATTCTGCCACCGACACGAGCGACCTCCTTCTTTGCCTTCTCCATGAGCGCATTTCTTTTTGGTGCGACGTTCAGATCATTAAATGTCGCCGAGGCTTTCATTTCGGCGTTGTTGTTCTCGGTCGCGACCGGTTTAGAATTAAGTTTGCGACCAAATGCATTTCGCTTGGCTTTCATGATTATGTTTTCCTTGATCTCCTTAAACGTTTGTCGCCCCTTTTCGAACGCATTCACGTATTCATCGGCTTCTTTTTTATTCGTTTTTGTACTTTCCAATAATTTCAAGAGTGTTGTACGATTTTTATTTCCTTGAATCTTTGCATTTTTGTTTAATTTTTCCATCATCGCCGTGGCGTTGGCTTCATTTTTTTCCGAACTTTTTATATTTTCAATCCTTTTTTTGGCATTTAGCGCGATCTGATTCATAAATTCAACACCCCTGAAAGGATTCATGATTTTGCCTCGCATTGTCTTGATCTGTGCGTTTGTTTTATACTTTTCGGTATTACGTAAAATTTCTTCACGCTTAGCCTTCTTGGCGTTCGCCTCGTTCTGAGCCTTTCTGGTGGCTACACCTTGTTTTAGTTTGTTTCTAAATCTACCAGCGATGTTGGTAGTTTTATCATTAACAGCTTTCTTAGCGTTCGCTTCCTCCTTGGCCTTTTTGTTTGTCTTGTTCTTGATGTTCATCTTCACGGTATTCACAAGCGCATTATAATTCGCACCTTTCTCGAACTGGTTTAAATATTTAACCTTATCCCGGTTGTTCAACACATTCGAGCTGTTTAATAAGACACTCAAATTTTCTTGACGCTTGTTCTTCATCGCTTTAGCGTTCGCGTTCTCCTTGGCCTTCCGAGCAGCCTCGGCGTTGTTGGCAGCCTTCTTGTTCGCGTTCTCCTTGGCCTTCCGAGCAGCCTCGGCGTTGTTGGCAGCCTTCTTGTTCGCGTTTTCCTTGGCCTTCCGAGCAGCCTCGGCGTTGTTGGCAGCCTTCTTGTTCGCGTTTTCCTTGGCCTTCCGAGCAGCCTCGGCGTTGTTAAGTGCTTTTTGCTTATTAGCGTTTGCTTGAGCCTTCGCGTTGTTCAGTGCCTTTTGCTTATTAGCGTTTGCTTGAGCCTTCGCGTTGTTACGGGCTCTTTGTTGGTTAGCGTTTAATTTAGATCGTATTTCATCGGCTAGATCCTTGATTTTCTCACCCTCCGAGAAGCGTCGCATGTAAGCAATTTTGTTAGTGTTCGTGAGATGAGACGAGTCGTTGATTAATTTCTCCATCATTCGCACCCGCTTAGCCTGTGCGTTATTGGTAGCCTTCTTCAGGTTCATTTCGGCCTGATTCGCACGACCCTGTACTTCGTTCAACTTGTTCTTCGCGTTTCGAAGATTTTGAGCCGCCTTAGCCCTCTCTTCCGCAGATTCGGCGTTTGCTGCCGCTCGCTCAGCCGCTTTAGCCTCGGCTGCAGCTTCGTTGATCTTAATCTGTGCCGATGCGCGCTCAGATTCCAAATTCGTTTTAGCGGCGTTCAAGTTCGCGCGTAAAGCGTTAGCGTTCGCGGCCATTTCGGCAGCCTTTGCATTGGCTTGAATCTTCGCGTTGTTAAGAGCTTTCTGTTTATTGGCGTTCGCTTGAGCCTTTACGTTGTTAAGGGCTCTCTGTTGGTTAGCTGCCAATTTAGAGCGTATTTCCTCAGCCAGATCCTTAATTTTCTCACCCTCCGAGAAGCGTCGCATGTAAGCAATTTTGTTGGTGTTCGCGAGATGGGGTGAATCATTGATTAATTTCTCCATCATTCGCACCCGCTTAGCCTGCGCGTTATTGGCAGCCTTCTTCAAATTCAACTCAGCTTGATTCGCGCGACTCTGTACTTCGTTCAACTTATTCTTCGCGTTCTGGAGATTTTGAGCCGCTTTGGCCCTCTCTTCCGCAGATTCTGCATTCGCGGCAGCTCTTTCGGCCGCCTTAGCCTCGGTCGCAGCTTGATTAATTCTGGATTGTGCCGAAGTGCGTTCAGCTTCCAAATTCGTTTTAGCGGCGTTCAAGTTCGCGCGTAAAGCGTTCGCGTTCGCAGCCCTTTCCTGAGCGTTCGCGAGTTTCGCGTTCGAATTAGCCCTCACCTTTTTCTGGATACTGTTCATGATAGAATTGAAATTTTCACCACCGTTAAACGTGCGGATGTATGAATTTTTTTCGGTATTGTTAAATCCAGAATTTGTCATTAGGGTATTCAATTGTTGGCGTTGCTTAGTTTTTAGAGCCGCGTTGGATTTGGATTTCAGGTTCGCCCTCACGGTGTTCATGAGAGAGTTGAAATTTTCACCCTTTTCGAATCTATTTAAATATGTAACCTTATCTTGGTTGTTTAACGCGTTGGAACTGTTCAACAAATTGCTCAATTGTCCTTGACGCTTGTTCTTAAGATTCTTGTTTTTCACATTTTTAGCATTTTGTATTTCTCGGCGAATGGTGTTTAGATTCGTATTAGCGTTTATAGCGTTTATTTTATTGGTAAAGTTTACACCGGCGTTCGCGGCCATTTTAGTAATTTCGAGCTTTTTGTTGGCTAAGTTCTTAGCACTCGCCGCTTTCGCGATAGCCGCTTCCTTGTTCGTCTCAGCTTGTTGGATACTCTCACGCGCCGTCTTAAGGTTTTCAGCCGCTGCAGCCCTTTCCTCGGCGGTGGCAGCTTGAGCGGCGGCTTGTTCGGCCAAACGAACTTCTTCGACAGCTTTATTTTTCGCCGCGTTGGCTTCTTTTAATGCAGCATTTTTCTCTTCTTCGACCTTTTTCAGCGCCTCAGCCTTATTCTTTTCTGCCTCATTTTTGGTATTTTGAATTAACTTATTTCGCTTTTCCAATTCATTCTGTAAATTTTTTAATTTGGTGGCGGAATTGTTACTGGGTGCGGGTGCGGGCGTGGGCTTGTTATTGGGTTTCTTAGAACCACCGAATAAACCACCAAAGAAACTGCGCCGAGGTGCGGGTGCAGGTGTCGGCGTGGGTGCAGGTGCAGGTGTCGGTGCGGGTGCAGGTGTCGGCGTGGGTGCAGGTGCAGGTGTCGGCGTGGGTGCAGGTGCAGGTGTCGGCGTGGGTGCAGGTGCGGGTCTGTTAACAGACATCACCGCGGTACCACTCATTCGTTTACGAATTTGTTCACTTCTACGTCTAACGAGCGCATTCGTCACCTGTCTCTTATACTGTTTGTTTAACGTGGGTACCGGTGTATTGTTACGTCTCGTAGTCGCGTTCGTGATGTTACGTTTCACGTTCACCTTCGTGCTGGTGATGTTACGTTTCACGTTCACGTTCGTGTTGGTGTTGTTGTTACGTTTCACGTTCACATTCGTATTGGTGTTGTTGTTACGTTTCACGTTCACATTCGCGTTGGTGTTGTTGTTGTTACGTTTCACGTTCACATTCGCGTTCACGTTCGCGTTCATGGTATCATTAACAACCACACTGTTGGTAGGTTCGGATTTTGTGGCACGCGTACCACCCACTAAAACCACGGGTTCACGCACTTTCATACCGTGCAATCTCCGCCCTATCGCACTCTTTAACTCACCTTTAGACTTATCAACGTTAATAAGACCTACTTTCTTAGCCAAACGTTTAAGCTCAGAATGTACCGACGTGGAACTGAATAATACTTCGTAATCATTCTGTGTCAAGGGAGATTTCGAGTCGATCAAATACCGCTTGTCCTTTGTTATCCCAAGGGGTGGTAACGGCAACTTACCCGCATCTGCTGACCTGAATATCTCGCAGACTCTATCGCGACTCAACCGTATTTTTTTACCGGTATGAACCAATACCAGTTTCCTGATATTTTTCATATCTTGTCCCGGATCACATACATCCATATTGTTATAAACCGATAAAAAAAATAATATTACGAATTCATACCCATAAAAAACATACGCAGTTTATCCTCGTGTGACATGGCAAACGAGAATAAGTCATATTCACCCGTATCGACTTCCACGGTTTTACCGAAGCGTTCAGTGTTTATATCGGCACGCACGCGCAAGATCGATGAGAGTAGAATACTCAAATATTCTTTGAACGTATTTATGTTTTCGAAATATGATTCACTGGATTTTAATTTCACGCAAAATATCTTCTCTTGCTCGTTATACGCGAATGGTGTTATGGGTATGCGCTCTTGGATACCACCGTCCATATAGTACATACCGTTGTATTCATTAGCTGCAGACAAGAATGGTATAGAAATACTCATGCATACCGCATCTACGACCAGCATGTCCGGGTGTGTATCAATCGAAAAATATTCAGTTCGCCCCCTATTTAAACAATACGATGAAATGTATAATTTCTTTTTCAAATCCCTAAAAGTGGGGCTACACCCGATCAATTTAACTAACGCGTCTCTCACAACATTCATGTCGACAAGTCCATAATGTTTGAACAGGGTATGGATTCTATATTTCGTACACCTCTCGAGGTCCACGGATAAACACCCGTGTAATATGTCTTTTAGGGGCATCTCAATTGCCATACATGCTCCTATGATAGCACCCGCAGACGAACCAGAAATTTCTTTTATATGTTTCAAATCTTCTTCATGTTGCATTAGACAACCCAACATGGAAAAGATGCCCATTGAAGCGGGCCCCAGAATTAGATACTCCATGTATCATTTAATAAAACTGAGGAAATTGCTTTCGTAAAATAGCGAAGATGATCGCGAAAACGACTGCGTGGACAAGAACGGCGGGACGGGACGTCTTACCGGACATGACTTCACCTGGGGGGATGGTGAGAAGCATACCGGGGCTCAAAGCCATGAAGAGTGTGGTCGTGACGAGAAGATCGTTACGAGTGAGTACCAGACCCATGGCCCGCGCTACGAGGGAGTATACGAGGAAGAAGACGAGACCATGAAACAGAACAGACATGCGGTCGGTGCTGATGTTCTTAGTAGAGAACTTGACACCGTCAGTCTTCAGAAGCATACCAGGGCTGAGAGCCAAGAACAACGCCGCGGGGATCGCAACCTTTTGAGAGGTAAGGTTGGGGAGCATTTAATATACACCCATATAATTTTTAACATAGTCAGCGAAGTGGTCAAAACTCGCACCTCTCATCATCTCTTCATGAAGACCATTTTGATTTACGATTCGCCTGATATTTTTCCAGATGTGCATGAGACGTTCTTCATACCACCAATCATTAAACGAATCACACTCTTTGTATGAGTCATGTTCCACGAAACAAAATTCAACGAAATCAC